TAGTTTTTATAACTGTTTCTAGTGCTTCTTCTAATTTAGCAATTTGTTCATTTAAAATATCAAGTCTTTCTTGTTTAAATCCTGTTCCACGTCTTTGTGCTGCAAGTCTAGCTTTTTGGGCTTTTAAGCCTTTTATTGCTGCTTCAAGTTCTTTTTTACCTCCCTCTTCAACTAATTTATTAAATTCTTTTTGTTCTTTATTATGTTTAATTATGGCTGTAGTTACAAATCCAAGGGCAGTTGCAACAGCAACTAATGGCAACGCGTTTAATGCAATAGTGGCAACGCCTCCCGCAAATGCAACTTTTTGTAACCCTGCAGCTACAACTGGTAAAAGAACAGAAACACCTTTTGCTGCAACTGCAATAGCGGTAAATATTGCCGCAGTTTGCCCTATAGGTGAATTAACAAAATTAGTTGCTGCAACAGTTAATTCTGTTAAACCTTTAATTATGGGAAGAACTGCTGGTTGCAGTAAATCTCCAAATGCTCTTGATAAATTTTCTGTTTCATTTGATAAGTTTTTAAACACCTGTGTCGGGTCATTTTCAATCAAAGCCCTTAAAGATGCTCCACCGTCAGATTCAATCTTACGTAATGCTCTTAAAACAACCTCACTTGTCAATTTGCCTTCGGCAGCAAATTTTTTAAGTTGTCCAACATTTACATCTAATTCATCTGCTATAGGTGCGAGCAATGTTGGTATTTGTTCAGATATACTTCTGAATTCATCACCAGCAAGCCTTCCTGATCCAAGAGCCTGTGCTAACTGTCTAAAAGCGTTTGAGGCTTCTATAGTTGATGCACCAGCTAATTTCGCAGCAGTATTAAATCCAAAAAAAGTACTTTTTATATCTTCAACTCCAACATTTAAAGGAGCTAATCTTGCTGTAATATCTGTAATTCCTTCAAGAGCTTCAGTTGCACTAAGTCCAAATGCTTTCTGAGCATCAGCAGCTATTTGTTGTGACCTGGCAAAAGTACCAGAGGCTTTTGTTAAAAGTCCTAATCTTACATTTAGCTTTTCAAAATTAGTTGATGTTCTTATTGCATTTCTAGCTATAACAGTAAGACCTATTCCACCAAGAGCAGTTCTAAGGCCACCAAAAGCAGACTGTAATCTATTTGTTTGAGATTGTACCCCGTTTAACGCCCTAGTAGCACCACTGGCATCAACTCTGAGTCTTACTACTGCCTCTGCCACAGATAAAAAAAGCCTTTATTATATATTACCTTGAATTGTGTTTTTGTCGTTGGGCTGCTTGTTTTTCTTCGTCAGATTTAATTTCATAATATCCAGCCCAATATATGAGTTCTACCTCAGACATTGATTTTCTGAGTTCCTCTAAAGTCTTACCAAGTTCTGTTGCTAGGAATAACTCGAATCTGAGCCAACTATCCCCTTTTATTCTTTTTTTGCTGTATCAATATCTAGTTTTATATCAAATAAAAATAATTCAAGATCATTTAGAATTTTTTCTGGTAATTCTCTCTGTAAATTTGGAGCATCAGCCATACTAAAAGCTTTTGTACCATCTTCTTTTTCTGCCATCTGGCAAAGTAATTGAGTGGAAACAGTAAGAGCCTCCTCAGACCCTGCAAGTTGTTGTGCTTTTACTCGATCAAACCTTGTAACTGGCTTAAAATATAAACTGACTTTCACATTGCCTTGAGAATCTTTTATATCAAATTTACGTCTTGCAGTCATTTCATCTTTGAATGACTCCGTGATTAAATCAATCGTTCTTTTTGTTGCCATGTTTAGTTGGGGTTAGTTATTTGAAATTTACTATATATCTGAAGTAATTGCACCTGAAGTCTGGAAGGTGATATTTATTTCTTGGATCTCACCAAGTGTTGCTCCATATTCTGCATTAGTAATAATTCCAGAAAAACCAAACTTCTTTGCACTTGCCGAACTATCTGGGAACAATTCAAACAAGGCATCAGCAGCATCACCTGTGGTTAATACATCTTCAACAAATGCTAAATAATCACTGTTACCAGCATTGTCATAAATTAGGGTTGCTGAACCTTCACCAGAGATAAGACCACCAACAAAAGTTTTTGAGGTATCACCTTGAACTGTAGTTTCTTGAGTATCTTTAGTAATTGATAAAGACCAATTTCTAAGACCTGATATATCAGCTTCTGTTCCAGCAGCGTTATGGAACATTATTTTACCGACATCACCTTTTACAGCAGCCATAACAAAAAGAAAGTATTTATTTTATATTAACCTTTTTTTGCTTTTTTTACATCTTTTTTAGAATTTTCTTGATTCTCCATATATCTTTTACAGTTTGGATCCCAGTAATTAGCATCTCTTACACCTTTGACTGCTTCGATAGCATCAAGCATTTGTTCTGTTATTACAAGTTTTGGCATGATTAAAGATCTTCAAATATTTCAAAAGTTATTCTGATTTGTGTTTGAAACTTACCTTCAGGACTTGATGTTAAAACTTCAGGGCCTACAGGAGAATCAAAAATAACATTTGAAACTGTAATATTATTGTAGAGGTCACGTAACCTTTTGCCAATCACATAGTTTGACCCTGGACCTATTCCTTCTTCTGTAAATATATTTATTAAAAGTAAACCGACAACACTGTTTGTAGAGTTAGCAGATCCACCCATCGTTAAATAACTTCCAGAACCAAAACTTGTCTGGCATTGAACAAAAGTATCTTCTGTTGTCGAATCAAAAGCCATGTTATTAAATACAACAGGTATTACTGGACTTGATGCAAGTTCTGTGGCTAGTCTTGCTTCTATAGTGGATCTTACGGTGTTTAAATCAACTGCTGCCATTATGACCTCCTAAATTCATCTCTAATGAACTGCTCAAGTTGCTTTGCAATAAGTTCTGGATATCCTTTTATTGTATTTTGTCTTGTTCTATATTGACCACCCCAACTTGGAGGTAGGTTTGTTCCATAAGCAACAGGTTCTGCATATTCCACGTTTGTAAAAACTTCACCGATAAATGGTTCTATCTGAACTTGAAATGAGTTTCTTAAATTACCAGTATCTACAGGAGTAAATTCTTTAATATCCTTTTCTGCTTTGAAAGTTGCCTTTCGCACAGTTTTTTGGACTTTTTCACCGAAGTGATTTCCGATATCAGTTAAGTTTATTTCTCTAGCCATAGTTACCTCAAGATAAGATCAAAACTTATTGCTGTATTATTCTGCTCATTTGTAACCACTTGGATAATCTTAAACTCAACACTACTAATAACAACCCTGTCTTTGGTTGTTGGTACAAACGATAAATCCCCTGCTGATATTGTTAATCTTTTATCCTGTGACTCAATAAGGTCATTTACCTCGGATCTGTTTACATTTGTTAATGCACCTTTAACAGTAGTATCAGATGTAGATTCTGTTATTGCTCCTGTGGTGGTATTGTACGATCCTGCTGTAACTCTCCTGATAGTCACATCTCCACCAAGTTTGCTTAATGTTTTTGATGCTGCTTTTTTTAGTGCGTTGGCTAAGCTCATAATCTATATACAATAACAGTGCCGCTATCTAATACAACAACAGAAAATGGGCCAAAAAATTCTGCTCCCGCTTTTAATTGAACTGAACGATGATCTCCAAAATATCCTGGCAAAATACTATCAAAATCTGTAATATCATCAACTGATGGAACTGAATCAAAAAGTTTTCCAATAGTGATTACAGAATCTTGTAAAGCAACAACCTTACCAAAACGTCCAGTATGAACGTTGGTATCATTAATAATTTTTGCCGCTGGATAATTTGAGATCACAATGAATAAGCAATGACTGTGCCACTTGTTAATGTAATACTTGTTATAACACCTTCTATTTCAGCAGTAGATTTAAACTGTAAAGATGTCAAATCGCCTGTAATGTTTTCAGAAACAAGAGTGGCAATGACAGAATCTTGCAGAGCAGCAATTTTTCCAAATCTGCCTGTATGGGCATCAGTATCATTGATGATTTTGGCGGCTGGGAAATCAGAATAGGACATAGTTAAACTCGGTAAGCTATACAAGCTCCATTTTGAAGCTTAATACTGGTAAATACACCCTCAATTATAAAACCTACTGGAAATGATTCACCATCTAAAGAATTACCTGTATAATTTTCGCTTGCAAGAGTTGTAATATGTGTATTCTCAAAAAAATCAATCCTTTTGAATCTACCTGTATGCGTAGCTGTATCTGTTATAACTTCTGCTCCGACATTATAGAAACCATCAACAGCACCAACTCCTAAAGCCCTAGACATAATTAACTCCTCTTGATGCCGATATTTGCTCTTCCACCTATTCTAATACCCATTAGGTAATGATCAACTATCGGTGGTATGCGATCAATCCCAACCTGACCAAAGAATCTAGGTGTTGCATTAATATTTCCAATACTCACAGTTGCAAAATCTTCCAGACCACTTAACTCTAACCCATTCCTATTGTTGTTAAGATATACCGCCAAAATGACCTGTGCATTTTTTACACGATCTGGGATTTCAGTATCGGTGTAATAATCAGCAACTAATCTGTTTGGAAAAGATAAACCATAAAGGTTTGTGTAAGTGTCAGGTTTTCTTACTCCCGATCTTGGCCATTCTAGTGCCTGGGTATCATCTACCCTTGCCCCTAAAAACTTTTCACGATCAATTCTTTGTGCAGCGGTAAACAATGCACGATTTTTATTGTCATTGCTTGACCCATCCCATGCTGCTGCATCATCACTGAGGACAAGACCTTCAATAAATGAGTTTGCATCATCAAGTGTTATATAGGTGTTTGCATTTGCACCACCAACAGTTGCATCAAGTGATATCGCCATTTAATTTTACCTTTTTTGGCTTTGGTTTTGGTTTTGGCTTTTCAAGAGTTGGAGTTAATGAAGCTGC